CGAGTAATGCAGGCCCGTTTGTGAGTGCCGTGCTGTATTGACATCTGTACGCATTAATATAACTCTGCGTTGCATTGAAAGTTCTACTGTAATATATACAGAACATCTGCTGTTCCGGCGTTAAGTCATCGTTCTTTAATGTCCCTTTCGTACCATCATCTATAAGTGCTGCCTTCTTGTGTGCGCCCTTACTTTTTTGTGTGCACACTTTTTCTGTTTTGTGTGCACCCTCTTCTCTACTCCATGCATACCTCTTTTTCCAACTCTTGACAGTGTTGATAGTGGTCCCATACTTTTCTGCTATGTCTTTATATTTCATTCCTGCCTTATAGTCCTGCTCTGCTTTCTGGTAATTCTCCACTATCTCACTTCCTTTCTCTG